GATACCGCGCGGTCGACCGTGATATAAGCCGACGTTAAATAAAAACTTTGGACGCTAGGAACACCATAAATAGCCATCATTGTCTGACCTTCGCCCGCCAAAATATAGGCAGAAACCGTGCCGTCGGTCGCGGCGGTTGCTGTGATAACGCCGACGTTACTAGCAGCGGTCGTATTCGCGCCGAAATTACAAATCATTCGATGAATAATTACATAACTATTTGTCGTGTTCTGCGCGTTGGTGCCGTCTAAAGTTACCGTTTCCGATACCTCGGCGGCACTCCACGAAGTCAAACCGTATACCGTCACCGAATACGCGCCGGTAGAGCCGTCATCGTCGGCGGTGCTGGACGATACAATCGCATGCACCCTCGCGGCGGTCGGCAGGACATAAACTACCGTACCATAGGCCGCATTAGCGCCTGACCAGATATCAGTCTGGACATTCTGGTCGACGTTATCATTGCACCGACCGAACTTTGTAACATTTGTCACTGTCGCGCCGTTTATCTGGACATTGCCGCGAGCAACTTCAAAACCAAAATCTGCCAAGTTAATCGCCCTCGCTAATTCTTCTCTATGTGCCGGTGAATTGTGATGGCGCAATTTCACTGGATAGGTGTAACTCGCCATCAAACAAGCCCGGCGGGTTCATACATATAATTTATGCTATACCATTTCGTTAGCATCGCATTACCACGAACCCGAACGCGGGCCGCAAAATTGTAGCCGTAAGCGGTTTTATTCAGCCATTCGGTTGTACTGGTGTAACTTTCATCGTCGGCCCATTCGTCAATATCCCAGATAGCGGTATCCCAACTTGATGCGCTTAGAGGGTAAGTATTGGTGTTATAGGAAACCTGCACCAAAGCAAAATCCGATCCTAGCGCAACAGATAGCGGGACGGTCGCGGGCGAACTCGTAACAACCTGAACCGCCGTAACATGCTTTTGCTGGGCGTTAGACCGTAACCATGTCGGCGCGGTAAAGGCGTCACAGCTAATAACGGCGCCAGCATCCTCGCGGGTATTGTCAAACAGATAAACCGTTGCGCTGCCGCCAAAATAAATAGATTCATTATATAGCCCCCAGCATCGCGATTGAATGTCGGTAAACCTGCACCATGCGCCCGTAATCGTGTTTAAAACGTGCTGCTGATATTTCGTATTTGTCACCCGTGGAATGTTGATTATCAACATATTTTCTTTCGGGTAGTAAATCGGCTGCCAGCCAAAACTTGAGCCGTAGTTTTTCGCGTCTTCCGATACCGCAGGCCCGATTTTGGTAGACAAAATACCACGGTCAGTAATGCGGCCTTGCGTTAATGCGCCCGCCATCGAGATATAACCGTCCTGGGTAATCAATACCAAATCGCCGCCCATCTTTAAAGCGCAGCGCCGCCCGATTGGCGCGGACAATTCAAAAACGCCGACTAGCGCAAACTGCGACGGGTCGCTGCCCTGGTAGACAATCACATCGCCTGAGTCTTTGACAAAGACAGCGAAATCATCGGAACCCGAACCGCCGTCATGCGTCCAGGTTTCCATCGTCGATATTTTGCCGCCGCGATTGCCAATCCGTGAGAGGTTGAATTCTGTCAGCGCACCGCCAAAGGTGTTGACCGCCGAATACCAAAAGCTCGCGCTGCTATCTTCCCAGAAATACGAGCGGCCTTGAAAAACATTGATTCCTATCAGATTGGCAATCGTCGGGCCTGATACGGTCATCGCGCTAACCGTTGAGCCGTCGTACACCTGCGGCGCGTCCTCACCGTTGACCAGGCCCAGCGTCCCGTTCATCTGCGCGTAGTACCAGCGATTATTGCTAAGGCCCGTCTTCTTGCTGGTTCCCGCGCCCGCTGAGCTGATATCCCACAACTTCCCATTCGCCGCAGCAAGCAGCTTTTTAGCCGCTCCCGTATTCAATTCGGCAAGGGTCTCGACATCGCCCTCTAAACCTGTCGCATAGGACGAATAGCCTGGACGGGTATCGACCCGCCCTCGTCGTGGAAACCAGTTATCCAAAACTTGCGCGTCCTGCTCGGGTAAATCCGCGACCGAATCGCGAACATTCCAGCCGCCAACAGGCGCGGGTACTGCTAAAACCGTTCCCATATCGTCAACTCGCTGGGTAGTCGCCTTCCTGGGTGTTCACGCCTAAAATCGCATCAGGCGGGCGCCCGAAATTGATTTTGCGCGCTCCACCGTCGCGGCTCTTTAGCAATCTAAGCTGCTTTGAATACTCGCCGAAATCGTCAGCATAGGGCAAGCCTTTCGCTTTCTTGAATCGCCAGATTAGCCCAAGGGTTAAAAGTTCCTCGTCGACCCTGCCGACATCAGTATCGGCGGCGAATTTCTGCTGCTCAGTGCCGCCGCTGGTTTCCGTCCAGTATTTCGAAACGTATTCGAAAGCTATGGTTTTGCCGTTATCGTCTGAGCTAATCGTCTGTTCAAACTCGAACTCGTTATTTCTGATTCTAGCCCGCAGATTAAGCCCATTGACCGAGGTCCATCCCTTATGGAATTGCCATTCTTCCGACGTTATCCAAATCACCCGCCGCTTGCTGGATCGGTTCCATTGTGTCGAGGGTATCAGGTAACGATAATCGGTCGGCAGCGGATAATCCTGATCTGATGTAACCAGCGTAAAGGTATGCTCTTTAATCAGGTTTTGCCAAGGGTGCCGCGAGAGGCTTTCGCCCTCCCGATTAACCAGGGCAAGATATTGCGCCGCGTCCGAATTACCCACCACCGCCGACGGCGATGGGAATCCGACTTCGTTGCACGCATTTTGAACGATACTAAGCAGGGACATTTGCCGCCTCTTTAGGTCTGCCGCGTTTCTTCGGCTGGTTAATCTGATCCTCGAGCGCGCGGATACGGTCTAACAAATCGGCCTTTTCCCTTTCTGCCGCTTCGCGCTCTGCGGCGGCTTTTTCGGGTCGTAGTGCCGCCATATAAGCCTGGGCCTTTTTCCGCAAATCCAGGCGACCATGCACGCCCAAAACCACCGAGTCGGACAATTCGGCCAAGTCTTCGACCGTATCGATTCCCTCGGCTTGCAGGTTTTTAATCGCGCTCGGCCCTATCTGTAGATTCGACAGGTCGACGCCGGCCTCGGTGTATTCAACGTCTTTCGAATATTTGGCCCAGGCTTTCGGATAAAGCTCGGGATAGGTTTTCCCGTTCCGCTCGTCGTTCGACTCAAACCGCACCAGTTCGCCGTTTTCATCATAGACGAGTTTCGATGTGCTGGTATTACTGTTTCCAGTTATAAATAATTCCACCATGACGACATCTTTAAAAGTGCCGTCTGCTTGCGGTTGAGCGTGGTCGTAAAAAACGCCGTAGGTTCTAGCTGGCATAGTTTTCCCCTATGTGCTTAATAACGCCGTTCGAATGAACGGACAAACGAAAATCGAACTCTTGTTGTAAAAGTTCCTCGAAATTATGCGCCTGCGCGCATTGCCATTCGGTCATTAGGTAGTCTTTACCACGAAACCGAACCGTTTGAACTTCGTCCCTGTCATTTTCCTTTTGCGGATATGCGTGGTGCGATTTCTTTACGCACCCGTCAAAACCCCACAAATGTATGTGCCTGTATCCAAGGGTATAGCCGATATTTATCGCCCTCAGTCCGACCGTAGTACCGCCGCCAATCTCGACTGGTACAGGCAAATCATATCCCATTGGATACCAGATTCGACAATCGAAACCCTCGAGATTATCAAAAACTGAAGGGTCGCAATCTGCCGCTATCAGATAAGTGATGCCCTTTCGCGGTCGCTTTACAAATCGCGCGTTATGCGGCTGCGCGTCGCACATTATAAAATAATGCGGCTTGATGCCCTTCGACAAAAGATAATCGTGGGTTCCGTTGACAGATACAATCACCCCCTTTTGTTTTTTGATTTTCTTGATTTCATCGCGCAAGCTCGGCCCGCCCGCGCAAATGTGCCAGGCGCCGCCATGCGCCTCATAGGGCAGCATATCGGGATAGTCCCGCTTTATGCTGGCCTCGATATTTTCTAGCCGCTTTTGTTCAGAGACTACAAGCACGGATCTTTTCGAAGAGTTTTACAATCCGATTCCTCGCCATATCTATATAGTTAGAGGCATCGAACGGAATCGCCGGTATTCTCAGATAGTCTAGCCAGATATCAGACTCACAATAATTATCGCAGCCGATGTCGCCCATCGCTCCCTTAATCTTCCAGGAGTTCGACGGATATGCGCCTATATCCATGCCCCATAATAGTGCGATACAAAGCGCGTGAAAGCGGCCACAAACCGCACCCTTGTATTGGGAGAAATCATCGAGGAATCTTTTCCGATACATCGGAAGAAAGTGCGCCTTTTGCACCGATTTTAGATGTGGCAATACTACAGAATCAGTGACAACCTTTCCCGCACCCTCGAACGGGCGGGCTATATTCTGCGCAAAAATCAAATCTGGAACCATCAGGGCCTTAACGCCATGCTCCGCGAGATGATTCACCGACAAGGATTCCCTCGCGCTAACCAGCAGAAATTTGTCTACGCTGCATTCCGGCATGTTTTGAAAAACTGTATTTATCAAAACCGCTGGATACTCCAAAGCGATGTCGATTAGATTGATGCCCCGACCATCGTGCGGCGTGCCTTCGCCGTTGACAATCACCAAATCGGCAGAATCCAATAGCGGGCGATGCTGCACCCAATCCTCGTTTACCGGGACCGTGCCGATAATATCGAAATTATCAAATAGGGTCTTAACCGACAGGAAGCTCCCTACATGATATTTTCGGGTGTCATTGACCAGAGCGACTTTCAACCAAAAATAGAGCCGCGACTTCCTTGGCTCCCTCGTTCAAATATTGGTCGAATATCACCTTATAACCCAATGACTCAAATTTGTTTTTCCACCATTCCCCACATTCTACGGTCAAATGTAAGGGCGCATTGATAACGCCGCCCATTACATCGGGTATCGTGCTAATCTGGAAGAAAACCCTTTCCGACGCGGACAATAGGTTATTAATCACCGTGTCGACATCTTCGGGCGGTATATGCTCCATGACATCGGTGCAGAAACCCCATTCACTGCTGACCGGAATCGGGTTGGTAATGTCCCATTGAATGAATGGTAGGCTTAAGGCTTCCTGGTCTCGACAGTTGTCAGTGAAATCAATCAAGATAATCTCATAGCCGAATTCGTGGAGCTTCGCCGCAGCTCGCCCCGTCCCACAGCCGAAATCTATAATCCTGCCATCGGGATTGAACAGCTTAATAAAATGGCTTATGAAAAATTCTACAATCTCCTCGCCAGGCGATACATTTCTATAGCCGTCGTATTGCCACATAATCTGATATTTTTGCTGCTCGGTCAGATTGGCGGTCGGCGTGTTATATATCGTCTGTAGAAGCCCATCGCCGTACAGGGAAATATTGCAGCCCGCATTTTTCAATGCTGCGGCGTAAACCTGAAATTTCTCCGCCTGATACTTCATCGCGATGGAAACGGTGAATTCCTTACCGCCCCATTCTATTGGCATGGTCGGCATCATCGCGTTTTGTGGCTGCTCATAACCGTGCGATTTGCCGCCGCGGTGCGAGGAATCATAGCCAAATATATGCAAATCCCGATAGCCCATCGCGTAGGCAATACAAAGGGCGCAGATCCCTACCGTCGACTCGCCACCGATAATTGTATAGCCGCCCTCACCGACCCTCTCGGCAGGGAACAGCGATTCCAAGTCCTCTATCTGTAAATGCCAGAGAATCGGGCTTACAGCGGCCTCAAGCGTGTCGGGATGGCACTGCGAAGCGATTAGATTATGCCTCGCACCAAAATCCACATGCTTCGCCGAGTCCGCTTTCGCGTCGAGAATTACCTGATAATCAACAGATATCCCATGCCCTCGCGCCCATTTGGATGCGCCGTTTAATGCGAAGACATCGCCATCTAATCCGCTGATAACCTCAACGAAATCATTTATCGAATCACCGCCGCCAATCAATATAGCGGGCCTGTCCTGAACGGCGCCAGGTTTAAGCCAATCGCGATACTTTGCCGAATTGGCTTGGATATTCTGCCGGATTTCGTCCATTGGAGTATTGGATACAATCGCCAGCGATAACGTCAAGCCGTCCTCGGCGTGCGGGTTTTGGTAGCCAACCTTCACATAATTGGTGTTGGGTGCGGTCATTTATTTTCCGATAAAGGATAGGGAGGGCTTACGCCCTCCCCGTCCCGGTTACGATACGTCCGATGGGTCATGCGGACGGTTGATGCAAAGTTGGACGCTCGTGCCGCCCGACTTTGCCGATGCTACAACGGCCACAATCGCGCCGTTAATAATTGCACCAGTCGCCAGCGCAACCGCAAAACCCGCCGAGGCCTCAATGCCAGTGTCGGCAACAAGAGACTGAGCAGAGGATTTTACAGCAATCGCCTGTCCGCTGATTTGATACCAGCCGTATTGATTCGCGATATTCGCCGACATAGAGATAGCAAGCGGATGCGGTGCATCCAGTCCAGCCGTCGCAGTCGTAGAAAGTCCCGTTTGAAAGGTTGAATTGTATTCAACAATAGAACCCACCACCGTACTTGCGACGCCTTTCAGGTAGATAAATTCACCTGCGCCGTAAGTCGGGTCGACAGCCCTGATAACCGTACCAAGTGGCCAGTTTTGGGTAGTCGAGGTGTCCGCAATCGCCTGGTTGACGATAAACGGTTCGGTCGCTTTAAAAGCCATAACTTTACCCTCCTAATCGTCAATCATGACGCCTTGCAGCGATCTATTGCTACAAGTCAGGTTACCGGCCCAAACTACGGGCTGGACCATTGCGTCCTGGTTAATGGATTGCCGCTCCTCGAGCGGGACGAATTGGCGATCAGGGTGTGGCCGCAAAAACAGATAGTCCGTGTTGACCAGGTAGACACGCTTCGCCGTGCATTGGTCATCGTAGAAAAAATCTGCGGTTTTGTATTTGAGACTTTCAAAACCTTTCTGCGCCATTTTCCCGTCGCTGAAACGCTGGTACTGTTGCAACGATGCCTCGTAGAAATTGTATTCGGTGCTGTCCGCGACCAGAAAATCTGGTCGGTCGGTGCCGCGAATACAAGTAATCCACAGGGCATTGATTCGAGTACCAATGTTGCCAGCCGAGGTCGCAGCCGAGGCGCTGTATTGGTTTCGCCAGAAACTATACGTTACCTGGTTAATACCGCCTACAGTGCCGGCGCTAGTCGGGTCATCGTCGA